CGGTGTTTTGCGTGATTTTATCGCCAAAGTTGCTGTTAACAGAATCCATTATGTGATAGTAAAGGATTGTCTTTTGCATCTGAGAACTTAAATCAGACCAAGGGGCATTGTTCGCTAACATCTTGTATGCTTTTGACTGCTGGATAGCAGACACACGGACGTTAACGCCAAGCTCATCCGCTCCATCCGCCTCGCCGTTCATGGCTGAACGCATCCGATCCGATATCTCAACTTGTGACATACCCGTCTTACTTCTGATGATTGCAGCGGCTTTCATAAGGCTTGTTGTCTTGTTAAAAAGGTCTTGTTGATCCGTGGCTATGTCTTTCAGTCGTAAAGAAAAGTTGTTAGCCATTTCGGCGGCTGTAAGCTTGGAAAATCCCATAGCGCCGCCTACGGTGTTTTGCCATTTGATGAAATCATTCATGCTGCTGCCTAGGGTTTGACTAAGCGTTCCCATGAGTGCTTCAAACTTAATGGCGTCGTTTCCTGCGTCCTTTAGAAAATCAATGGCTTGAAATCCTATAAAGGCGGCCGCTAGTTTTTTTAAAGAACTTGATATGGAGCTTTTGAAGTTGTCCATATCTTTCTTGGCCTTGTCCATTGACCGTTTGAGGGCGCTAAAATCTCCCCCGGCACGGACGACTAGGTTTTTAACCGCTGGCATGTTGCACCCCCTTTATTCTTCTGATCCTCCAAAAGCGGCGTTTAAGCGTTTGACAACCTCATACATATCGTCGGCCGTCTGCGGTTCTTGTTTCTTTTGGATGCTTTTTGATAAGTACTTTTCAAGATGCTTGTTGCCTAACGCCTTCTCGCGTTCGAATATGGCAGCGATCCAAGCTATTGTTACTTTTTCGTCCCAATCATCGGCGTTTTGCTTTCTCTTGGCGTCAATGACTGTAAATAATTCAAAGGGTGTTAGCTCCCAAAACTCTAACGGACTGATACCAGCGATAACCCCGGCTTCTAAAGCCTCAATTACGTCGAAGTCGCCGCCGTCTCCGTCTGAGTCGCTGGAATCTCCTTTTTTCCTTCCTTACCGCCGTCAAAAGCTCTGCTGAATGCTTCGCCCATAACCTCTGCTGCATCCGTCATATTCGAATGATCGTCGATAAGATCAATAACGGAATCCGGTGTCAATGATTCATCTTCGTGAACCAATCCAGCCCATAGCATGACAGACAGTTCTTCAATCGAAAGATTGTCCATATCTAACTTCATGATTGGCTTGCCTGTCATTTTCTCAATGCGTTTCAAGGCTTTCATGCCATATCTGAAATTCCTAACCTTGTCCAACTGAATAGGTGTATACATTTCGAATCGCTCCTTTTGTTTGACCATTAAAAAAGGGGCAAAACGTCAATTCTGCCCCTACTGTTATTAAGCCGTTCTATTGCCGACAACTGTGTAAGATTTGGCCACTTTGCCTGTCTCGTTGTAAATGATCGTGAGTTTCTTCGTGCCAACAGCAGAGAACGTAATAACGTTCGAAGCCCCGGCGCTTGTGATGCCTTTTTGGTAAATAACATCATCCACATACAGGTCGAACGTTGCACCCGCAAGGGTAGGTGTGATTGTAAGGTTTGTACCAGTGAAGGAATAAGAATATGAGTACGTAGCGCCCGCGAATGCAGGAGCCAGCGCGCCAGCCGTACCAGTAAGCGCCAAGGCTGTAAGGTTAGCTGATGCCGTTGTTGCAAAGTTCGGCTTTCCAGAAACTTTGATTGTTGCGCTAAAGGAAATCAGATCCTCTAGCTGTACGCCAGTCTCAAACGCTGTGACTACGCCGCCAAACGTCCAAGATGCGCCCATAGCGGACGGGAATAGGATTTGATAAGTATCAGTACTACCAACGTCGAAAGCTGCGTATACGGCTGTTTGGCCTGTGTCGCTGGCATTAAGGAAACCTTCAATCGCTACCTCTCCGCCGTCTTTGAATCCGGTTTGGAAAGTGCGATAGCCGCCTTGGCTGTCTAGTGCTGTGCTGTCTATAGTGTCGGCCGATAGTTTAAGGCCGTCGATGCTTGTTAATTCTGCGATTGCAACAGCACCGATTTTGATTACTGTACCAACTGAACGTTGAGCCAATGAGAAAACCCCCTCGAATTATAGGTGTATTACAAAATCAATTACCGCCCTGTATTCCCCTGTCTTGCTGTCTATTGATTCATCGGGCTGATCGTCTAAATATGCTTCCGTTACAAACACTTTGGACGATCCTCCAATTTCCCGCTGCGTGAATGAGTTGATCTTGTTAACTACTAAGTCCAACGCATCATGCAAGGCGGAATAAGTAGCGCACACAATCAACAATTCCCCGTCAATCCGTTTAGAGGCTAAAATACTAGTCAACGAACGATCATTGACGCCCGGATTAAGAACGTAGGCCATAAACGGCGCTGGTGTATTCTCCGGGGCTGTAATGGGGAATGTCTTTTGTTCAAATCCCGGTATTGAAGCCAGTTCATATCTAAAAGCTTTCTCCACTCGTTTACCTCCCCTTTGCCATCGCCTTGGCCAATTCTTTTTTCAGCGTGTCAAGAATCTTCTTTTCGACAGCCTCTTTGTTTTCACTTAGCGCCCGTCTGAGGTAATGCTTACCCTCGACGTGAACACCGCTAACGTGATCAAAACCGTATTCCTGCGACGTTGGGTAATAAGAACGTTTACCCTCTCGACTAAACTTGACGAGTCGATCATTGAACGACGCTGATGGTACGACTTGATAGATTGACTTACCTTTAGGGCCTTTTTCGCGTAGCGTATGCAAGCTTTCCCTTAGCGTCCCGCTGAGTACAGGAGCGTTGGAAATAGCTGCTTTGCGGACGATCTTGATCCCGGCCCTAGAAGCTTTGGAAACGGCCTGTTGTGGGACATTCCCCATTTTTTTCATCATCTTTTGAACTTCGTTTATGCCTTCTAGCTTAAAGTCCATTTAAGTCACCTTCTTGCAGTAGCAAAGTAACTCCCGACCCCTACCGTCTACATCAATCGGAGGGCCGACTATTTCATAATCTATTCCCCGGTGACGAATAAGGTAGTTAGGCAAGACGCCTGAACGATAGCGAATTGTAAACTTTACCTCGACTTCGCTTTGCATCTGCCGCGACTCGTAAAACTCCCGGCCGATTACAGGTTGATAGTTCGCCCGCGCGGTAAATACTTCGTCATACCCGCCGACAGGAGCGCCATAATCATCTAAGACGGTGGCAGGCGCTAAGAATGTAATAGAATCGCGTAACCTTCCGGCTTCCATGACTTAAAACCTCCGATCCATATCCAACAGGCTTTGAGCAGCTAACGGAACTTTTGCGGGGATTTTGCCTATTACGACAGCTTCCCTGTTCTCGTACCAGTGTCCAATTAGTAGTAAAAGACCGTGTTTTGTGGATGGTGGGATGTTTTCGGGCGTGTAACCTGCTGTATAGCGAACTTTTACGGCGTCTCCGGCTGCCAATGCGGCATTAGGCCAGTTATATCCAACGGCCGGGACGATCTCACCCGATTCCTTAACCAAATAGGCGGATACAGGCAACGTTTGAACGCTGTTGTCTGCAAGGGTGTATGTGATACTCGCAACGCTTGTATGCGGTAATTTTTCGAGCTTGATAGGCGAATAAGACGAATATCTGTATTTCACCTGCGGAAAACAATCCAAAATCAGCTCGTAAGTTGTGACGGCTAACGTTCTGCGTTGAAGCCCTTCTGCATAGTCGCGGGCGACCATAATGAGAGTCGAAATATAAGAATCATCTTCGGTATAATCTAGATCTACTCTAAGATGATTCTTCGCTTCCGTTAGCGTTATCGGCTCCGTCGTTGGATACGTTACTATTTTCAGCATCCGCCGTAGCCTCCTTTGCTTCCGCTTCCGCCGCCGCTTTGGCTAATGCCTTTTCAGCAGCTACGCGGGCTTTCAATGCCTCGATAGCATCCGCCTTGCTTTCTGCCCGTTGATTGCCTTTCACGATGAACACGCCATGACCTGCATACTCCACGCCGTCCGGCAAAGCGTCTTTGTTAGCCTTTTCGCCTTTGATCGGTTTAGCGTGACCGCACTCAATCCACGCGTCTGCTAGTGGCTTGTCTAACTCAACCACACTCCCCGGCGCATATGAAAACGTGTCGGATGCTATTACAACATTCATTTCAACTTTAATAGTTTCCATGACTTTAACCTCCAAAAAAGGGGGCTAATAAAAGCCCCCGGATAATTACGTTAAGACTAGGTTGCAGAGTTAGCGTAGTAAGCAATTGGATTTGTACCAGCGTTGATAAGTTTGGAGTCGGAACGTGCGAACGCTACGAAACCAATTTGACCAGCGTCCATATATTTCTCTGCAAATCTAGTAATTTGCACGTCCATAACGTCGCGAATCCAGAAGTTATTGAATGCACCGAACAAGATCGATTTAGCGTTAGCCGCCATTGTCGCCATGTCTTGGTTAATTTGATAAGCGTAACCGTTGATTGTATCCGGCTCATTAAGCGCGATACCCGGCAGGTACAACGGGCGACCTTGGCTGTCCTTCATTTTTTTGAGGACTTTAAGCGTTTGGTCGTGGAACATGAATTTAGATGCTGCGCGGTATGCAGGATCCACCGAATGAATCAGATCAACCAAATCATCGAAGATAACCGACGATACTTGGCCTGTCGTGCCAACTTTACCGGATACAGCAGCAGTTACGACGCCTTGCGGTTCGGCTGTGCCTGATCCAGTTGTGTAGTATTGGTTTTGAATGCGGCCAATACGAGCAGCAATTTCATCGCGAATAAAAGCTTCAACGTCAATTGCGGAATCTTGCATCATTTCAAGCGATACAAGCACGATATCAGACGTGAATTTGTATGCTCCCAACGATGTTTGACCAAATACAGGGTCAAGTGTGCTTGCTGCTGTATTCTCTGCAAGCAAACGACCTTTTTGAGCTGTCGTGTTAGTTGTAGGGATTGGCAACGTGTTGCCGGAAGCTGTAGGAAGGATTCGGGATACTTCACGCATACCACCCCACAGTTTAAGCGCCTTAATCAAGTCATTGTAGAAGCCTGTAGGAACGGTATTGCCACCCGCGCCAGCCGAACCGACTGCAAGTGCCCGTTTTTCAGCCATCAGTTGTTTTTCACGCGCGTCCAAGCCTTGTTCACCTTGGATAATGAATTTACGGAACGCTGCGCGGTGTTCTGCTTCTTGCTTTTCAGCGTCATTGCCGCGTTGTTCGCCGTTAGGAGCGCCAGCGCCGGAATAATCACGTTTGTTTAGTTCGTTTTCTTCGTTCATAAGGCGTTCTTCACGGTCAATACGAACTTTCAAGGAAGAAAGATCCTTGTCCATATCGGAATAACGTTTTTCTTCGTCTGCCGTGAAATCACGGTTTTCCGATTTTGTTTTGTCGTTCAAAGATTTCATTTCTTCCCAAATGTTCGCGCGTTTTTCACGCATTTCTTGAATAAATGTCAATGCTGCTGCCATTAATTAAAACCCCCTCGAATTTAGGTGCAAATCGCGCTCTCTTTGGCGCTGTTTAATGCCATGATCTATAACAGGCTCGTCCGCCCGTTTAGATGCTTGATAATTTTTGAATACGTCCTCTGCGGATCGCACCCCTACGCTTGAACTAGGGTAAGCCGGGGTTGTAACCGGGCTAACCTCGTACAATTCAGCCTCCAAGACTGTTCGGACGGGCATGTCCGGGTTTGATTCGTCCCATTCTTCGCGAACTGCGCGGAATATGAAGGAAGAACCGTCCACGTCGCCACGTTCAATCGTTTCTAAGTACCGTTCCGCCCATTTCGGCGGTACAATCTCATACCGTAGCCCAACATCATCCTCAACTAGCGTTAAAGTGGATGGGTGACGACCTAATACCTCGCGCTCGTCATGGTTCCATGCTGCATAGGCTCTTATGTCGCTAACCAAAGAGGAAGTAAACGCGCCACGCTGGAATTTTTCCGTAAACCACCCGCCAATAGGGCGGCTTGGTTGGTTCCATCGGACGGCGTAACCGATAATTTTACGCGGTTCTTCGCCGTCCGCCCTAATTTCCGGCTTGCTGTCGGGTAATCCCGCTCTCGTCTCGCGTTCCATTTGTTTAATCACCCCCTTTCGGCTTTGGTGGATCTTCGGGCTTTTGCTGCGTATTAGGTAAGGCCCCAACCATTGACGAATCAATCATTGCGCCATTAACCATGTATTTCGTGCCCGCTTCGCCCTCGATAGGGTTTTTGTTCTCGATCTCGCGCCAATCATTGGCGTTAATAACGCCGTTTCTGCGTTGAATTTCCAGCGTTTCAGCCCGGCTTTTGGAATCACCGCGTAATAGCCCGTCCACCAAAAATTCAGCGTAATATTTGCCGCGTTCGTTCGGTTTGAGGCATTTCCGGCGTATTTCCTGCTCGATTCGAATGATCCAAGGCCGCAACGTGTGAGTAACAAACATGATGGCTTGGTGTTCGATATTAGAGAAGGTAGCCCGCTCCAAGTTTTGCAGCATGTGCATAGGTACACTATACATTTCTGCGATTTCTTCCTTCTGCCATTTACGGGTTTCAAGGAATTGGGCGTCCTCCGGCGGTAAACTGATTGATTTGTATTTCATACCGTTTTCCAGTACCGCAACTTGGTGCTGATTATCGCCGTTGTAAAGTTCCCGCCAGTGATCCCGCAAGCGGTTTGCGGTTGTCGCATCTTTGAAAGTTGCATCCGTCTCCAACACCCCGGAAGGTTTACCGCCATTCGAGAAGAACCTTGCCCCGTATTTCTGCGTTGCCATGTTTGCCGAAAGGATCTCGCGTTGTTGCTGCACCGGGCTGTAACCCTTCAAGCCGTCAAAACTCAAACCGTGGATATGCAGGATCTTTTCCGGTGGTAATGTAAGAGCTACACCCTCCGGCGTAAGCGCTGAATATATAAGTTTGTTGCCTTTTACGGTTCTTGTCGGGTAAGTGGATGCAGGGTCTAAAGGTTTTAGCTCAACAACAATACCGCGACCGTCTCTAATGATCTCTGCGTAACCATTCCCCCAAGTTAATGCGTGGCTTAAAATGGTCTCCCAAAACGTCATAGAGGACATTTCTTCGTTAGCTTCATCATGTAAGACTGTATACAATGGATGGCTTACCGCCCGTTGTCTCGCTCCGTTATCGTCAACCCTGTACAGGTGAAACGGCAACGATGCGATGTTTTCCGAAATGATCCGAACGCAAGCGAATACAGTATTGATGGTTAGCGCGTTAGCTTCCGAAACATTTTCCCCGGCTGCGGGTGGACCGCCGAATCTCCAAGTGCCAAGCAATCCAGAATTTACAGCAGCTTCGAGAAATCGTTTCTCGACCCAACCTTTAACGCGGTCTCTGTATCCCATTTAATTTTTCACCCCCCTTCTGTTAGAAAGAGATAAACCCACGATCCTCGTAAGGGTTTCTATCCTCCCGGCTGCGAATCATGACTTTATGGGCGCAAATTGCAGCGGCTATAGGGTCAATCCGTTTACCCGGCTCACCTTTTTCAATCTTCATTTCCCCGAAACTGTTGAAAACGGTTTTCGCATTTGTTCCCGACCACATAAGAAGATCAGCACCCTCGTTATACATGATGTGTCCGGCCTCAACCTCCAAGCGGAAATCGACCGTTGAATCATTCAAACTTTTAGCGCTCTGTACGATCTCGACGCAATCGACACCAAATTCCTCTAGATCACTTAGAAAAGCGTCGGCGTTATGTGGATCGTAACCAATTTCCCGCAAGTTAAGATCGTACTTCTCAATAAGCTCTTTCAGGTATGCAATGATGTACTTATAGTCCGTTTTAACGCCGCCCATTGTTTCCGTAACGGTAAGCAGACCCTTTTTAATCCACATGTCATATGGAACCTTATCGCTCTTGATGTGTTCCGCCACCCGTTTAGATGGCATGAATGATTGTGAGTGTATGAAGTACTTGCCGCCGCCTGCATCAATTTCGAATACAAGGCTTGTTAAGTCGCCGCCGCTGGATAAATCGAACCCTAGCCAGCAATCCCGGCCCCGGTAGTCTTCGAGATCCGTTTCACTTTTGCACTCAGCCCAATGCTCCCGGTTTAAATAATCGTTCTCCGCGAACTTGACCCACTTGTTAAGCGACTTTGTAAGAAAGTTTCTCAATTCCTCGCCTTGCATACTTTTTGCTTTGACTGCATCAGCCTGCAAGCTTTCCAAAGTCTGCTCCGTCCATAGCGGGTTTGCTTTCTGCCAATTCGCTTCGTCCCACTCATCATCGTCCTTATCCAACTCGCAAATGAAAACGAACTGCGATTCATCGACGACTAACCCGGCAAGTATATCCTTGCAATAGTTATAAAGGCCGTAACACGGTGCATCAAGATCAAAGCCAGCCGTCGTAATAACCGACACAAGGCATTCTTTCAATTTCTTCGTACCATCTGATAGAAGCTTGTACATCTGATTATCTTTGTGTAAATGGTATTCATCGACGGATGCAAAGTAAGGTCGGAAGCCGTCTATCGATTTTGTGTCTCGTCCTAGCGCCCGGATCTCTCCGCGCGATATGTTACACTCGATTACTCCCTTATACTCCTTGACGGTGAAGTGTTCATTACACAATTCATCATCTGCATCAATGAACTTGATAGCCTCTTTAAGTACGATCTTAGCCTGCAATTCCTTTGTTGCTGCCGTGTATACCTGCGGGTAGTTGTACCCGGCGAAATTGCCATAATACATGGCTGGTACTGCGTTTTTTAATGACTTCCCGTTCTGCCTCGCAACCTGTATGTAAGACGTCCGAAAACGTCTATAGCCTTTGGAAGTCTTCCAACCGTTCCAACTGCCGAAAATGAAATCTTGAAAACCCCATAATTCCAGTGGCGCGGGGTCGTCACCCTCCGCGAGCGTCAAACTCTCTGCGAACTCGATAAGCTCATGAGCCGCATTGGGGTCGAAGTAGTAAGGGAAAGCCTTTGTATTCTGCCGCTCAATGTCTTTGAGGTGGCGTTCGCAAGCTTGCCGTTGAGTTAACCCAGCGATTGCCCGACCTTCGACCACTTCAACGGCGTAAGCCGTTACCCGGTCTAATTCAGTAAGAGTGTTGTAAGGGTACCTAACCACTTCGTCCGCCGCCGAATCTGCCGAACTTACTTGTCTTCTCTTTCTGCTTGGCAGGTTTCGGGATGTTCTTCACTTTGGCAAGCGGATTAAGGAATAGACGATCCTGCATTTTGATCAACATGTCCATTTTCTTATTAATCGCGCCGTCAAGTTTTAACGTACCCTCGATAGATGCTAGTTGGGAAAGGTACTGGATCGCCTTTACCTCCGCATATATCAAACCCCTTTGTTCTAATGCCTCGTCGAATATCTCCGGTTCATCTTGAATACGGATAAGGATTCGTCGTTGCACTTGAAGATCCTCATATTCGGAATAAGTTTTACAGTAAATTGCAAGCAAACCGATATCAGATGATGTTAAAAGTTCAACACCTTGCTCCGCTGCTGACTTATAATCTTTAACAAGTGACTTCCACCAACGATAAGCGGCGGCGTCATTTTTCACGTTCGCCGGGGGCTTGATATTCTTCCAATCGTCGGCCCCTAATTTTATTTCCGCTGCTTGTCGTGCCGCAATTTCTGCCCTAGTCAAATGACTTGGATTTCCTTCGGCAAGGTGTAGTTCAATGGATTTCCCATTCCGTCCACCCATGATTTTCACCCCCAAATTTTTATGAAAACAGGCATTTTTCCATTTTAATTGTCTGACAACTTTTCAAAACCCGAATGTTTGCGTGCAAAAAGGGACACTGCGGTCTCCAAAGGTCGCCCCGCCAGCTTTTTTCGGTACCCTACCCTAGTCCTATTTTTTGACCCCAAGCATACTTTCGATCATTTGTCAATACTTTTATTGAAAATATATTTATTTATTTTTTGGTATAATCTTTTGCCCGTGGTAGTATCTTGTACCATTACTATGATTGGCCAAATGATAGACAGGCTAGAGGTAAGACATAAGTATATCCATGTAATCATTATGAAATCTATTGGTGTATCCTTATGCTTGTCTATCATCTCGCTGAATGATCTGTGTAGATACCATAGTAGTATGACTACACCCAAGCCATAGTAGATGTACCATAGGGTAGTGATGCTCATAGGGTGTGCTTGGTATATGAATGTGTTGGTACTTCGTTAATAGCTGCTTCTATCTTAACTGATGTAAGGTTATCCACTCTTCTGCCCTTCTCGTATATGATGGGCGACCTCGATCCAGCAGGCAGTACGTATATAAGCGTTGGTGGTGGGTTATGTTTATCGAACATTAACGTCACTCCTTGCCATTCATCATAGACGGCGTATTGACTTAGCTTCTCTATTGCTTCTTTAATGGCTTTCGGCTGTTCGTTCATAGCGTCCTCCTTACCTGCGGCTTATCTAACCGCTCCATTGCCTTAGCTGCTCTCTCTAGCTCATTGGCTAACGTTGTGGCCTTCTCTATAGCTGCATCCAACTCTGATGTATCTACGCCTACTTTAATCGTTAGGTCGTCTACTAAACGAGGTTGTTCCGGTCTCTTTACGCTTGATCCGCCTTTAGGGGGCGTTGACCACGCTTCTATGTCTGACAATGGCGTTACCGTTTCTTTGCCGCTGTCTCCTAGTGTGTGAACGTCACTTGCCGAAATGCCGCCCAATATCATTCGTGGTGCATGGATTTTGCAATACTCTTTGCCGTTATCTCGTGATGCAATACACGCGGGACATTTACTCATTGCCTCAACGCCTCCTTTGGTTCTCCGTCTCTCTTAGCTGCTGAAATGGCTGCAGCTAATGCGTCCATAACTGTACGGGCTTCACTCGCTGCTTTCGTCGCCTTTGCGAAATGATTTTCCGCCCGGATTAATTCTTTCTCTGCTTGCTTCTGCGCTTCTTCTGCATGTATGACGCTACCTATTGACCTTGTGTGCAGGTCTTCCAGTGCTTCAATGTGTTTTTTGTCCATTGCCGAAACCACCGTCCTCTCGTACAGTTTTTTGGCTGTGATGGCCCTTGCAAAGACCTTGCCAGTTGGATCTATCCCAAAATAAGTCTTTGTCGCCCTTATGTGGGATGATATGGTCAAGGTCTGTCGCTGCTCTTACCACTCCATTACACTCACACTCAACGCATAGTGGGTGTTTCTTTAAGTAACCTAGTCGAGCCTTGCGCCATTTGCTGTCATAACCTCGCTCGGCTGCTGTACCCCTGTATTGGTCGTAGCTGTGAGCTTCGCGTTTGTGCTTGCTGCAATAACCATCGTCGTCACCGTATTCCTTACAGCCTTGTTTCCGGCAAAACTTCTTTAACGCCATGCTTGGACCTCCGATAATTGCAATAAAAAAACCACCCTTATTAAGAGTGGTTTAGGATCATTGGATATTTACAATCTATCATGGGTTTACATGCTCGTCACTGACATTATAGTGACATTCTGCCCGTCATTTGCTGTGTAACCAACTCTATAGCGCTCTGACCGTCCTCGTAGCCCGTTTTAAAGTCTTCCGGCGTGTCTTCGTCTATCTTAACTGTTGAGCCGTCAAATCCTAATGTGTAGCCCGCTACATAGTCGACGGTTAACCCTAACACTTCCGCAATCTCTGTAACGATAAGCTCGGTGTCATTCTTCAAATCCCATATATCGCTGAATGATACCGTTTCAACTTCCGCCATAGCAACATGAGACAATGCACACATACATTGTATTCCGTTGTATGATCTCGCCCATGATCCCGGATTAAGCTTTATTCCTTCATTCTTCAACCTAGCGGCTTCTACACGCTCTTTTGTTACTCTATTCATACGTTCACCCCTTTACGACGTAAGATTTCGTTGTATTCATCCATCCACGCTGCCGGAATAGGAAGGTCCACTTTGTTGTATTCCCTAATGGCTGTTGTGATCTCGTTAAATCGGATCTCGTCCATGATATAGCGGGGTGTGATGCCAAGCGGTGGGCGTTCATCCCCGAAACGTATTTCCCATCTATCTTCGATAGTTATGTGTGGCTTTGGTTTCAACATAGCCCCGCAAAATGTATTGTCATATGTCAAGTACCCGAATTTATTGTTATCTGCAACAGATTTATGAAGCTCATAATAGACATGAGGGTTAATGAATATCTCTACCGGGTCGATTTTGCGCGTCATTCCGTGTTCTTCATTCAGATCCCGGCGCTTATTCCTCTTTTCCCTCATGTCGTCCATTAGCCGTTCATACAGTGGGTATGGTTTTGGATCTGGCTTTCTGTCGAATCTGTGTGAGCATTCGTTAGTATGCCCGTCACCCTCTTTGATCCCGCATGTCTTGCAATACCCATGAACATTGTATATGTTCAATTATCTCCACCCCAATCTTTTAGCTATCGACCATATAAACTCATCGCGCCATCTGAATGCCGTTCTAACAGTCACATTAAGCTCGTCCGCTATGCCATCCCACGTTAGTGTCTGGGGTATCGTCCAATACCTTAGGTCAATGAGTCGCCGTCTCTCGTCCGGTAATCGGATCAACGCCCATTCTATAGCGTCTGTCACTTGAATGAATTGTTCTAGCTGCTTATGTGTAGCTAACAACGTGGCTGCATTGCCTGTAGGATCGTCTATGAGTGCCATTTTATAACCGCTGCTCCGGCTTATGATATCATCCTTTATCTTGATGATTTCTTTCTTTGTATCATGGTAGGCGATAACCTCCTGCTCGATATGCAGGAAGGTGCCCTTTAATAATAGTTTTTTGCTTGCCAATGATCCCAACCCCTTTATTTAACTCTAACCCGGTGTTCGAAGTAGCACCCGCAATTGCACTTACACATCGTCACCCGGTATTTTCGTCTTAAGATCCACGTTACCTCGTAATGGGACGATAACCCGAATGGAACGACTGCGCTTGGTTTGTTGCCTGCTGCTGTACACTCCGGGCACACTGGATCTAATCTCTTTTGTTTGTGCTTGCCGGATTCTATCACCTTGTACCGTCTCATTTGTCGTCCACCTTCCGTTCTCTCTCCAATCGCCTGTGCATCCTCGAATGTTCCGTATGATCAATTATTTCTAGGTTGTCTATGCGGTTATCTTGTTTATCATGGTTTTTATGGTGAACATCCTCGCCGGGCTGTAACTTGCGCCCTAAATGTTGTTCCATTACATAACGATGTTCCAAGATGTAACCATGTTTATAGCTGTTTTCGTATTCGGGTTTGTGAATCAAAACATAGCCTTGTTTGTTTAACTTCCGGGGTATGGCTGGGGTGTTGTTCAATTGGTGTCCACCTTTATAAATCGGCGGTTTTCTGCTAGGTCTATTTTTCCACTCACCCACAATTTGACCGCATCCACATGCACAAGGCTTGTCTATGAAAATAGTTAACCGTTTACCTCTTTTGGCGTTCACGACATTAAGCGCGTGAGTCTTGATGAATGTAGGTGGTTTTCTTCCTGTTTTATAATTCCACTCACCTATAACATTACCGCACCCGCAAGCGCAAAAATCATTTATTAGAACCTTCTTTGTCATCTGTCCATATCCCCTTCACATCCGATATGGCTTGATTATATCCCATGCTGTAACCATGCAGAAAGGCGGAATTAAATACCTTTGCGTTTGTTGCTCTCGCCTGTTCCCTCGCTGCTTTGCTTTTCCTGCCGACGCCTATTTGCTTTTTCTGCCTGTTTTGCATACTTAGCCGCCTCTCTATTGGCTTGGGTGAGCCTATCTAGGTCTACCCATCCAACTTTACTGTCTTTTGTCATAAGCGTTAATTTCGGCCATCCTTTGGACGCTGCGAGATAGTCATACATTTTGCGCTTGATGAGAAAGTCTTTTGTGGCATGGCCCTTGACGTCGATTATCTGCCGATCTCCTGCTGCGTATGTAACGTCAAAGTCCGCAATGTACTGAATAGCCTGTATGATCTTGCCGTCTTTCTCGTAAGGCGGTTGAAGGGTGAACTTAGGCTGTAAGGTGAACTTCTTCACGATCCCGGCGCGCCGCATCTGTAAGAGGTATCCGTAATAGTCCGCTTCCGCTTGGCTATCGAACTTAATCCCATCGACCGTTGTTTTCCGGGCGCCGTATTTGTGGCTCCTAGCTATAACGTAGCCCTTGAAATCGCACTCTTTGCATCCGTTTATACACTTGTTGCATGGAATTATGTCTTCAAGTGCTGCCGCTCCAAGATTTATCTTCAAGTTTCAACTCTCCTAACGAACCTCCCATTGCCTTTATCTCTAGGCATTGGATTCTTCAAATTGTGTAAACGGATATGATCGGACATTGATATTAGCTCAAGGTTGTCGGGGCTGTTGTTCCTTTTGTCGCCGTCCTTGTGGTGAACGTGTTCATCCCTCTGTAAATCTCGACCTAATTTTTCAGCCATTACAACCCTGTGTTCGAGAACATACCCATCCGGTCGGCTCATAGGGTGTTCCGGCAAGAATAAGAGGATGTAACCGTAATTCGAAACGCGCTCGCCACCCTTCCAAGATGGCGAATTTTCTTTTCTGTTTCCGTAGTTCGGGTTTCCTTCCCCGGTGTTCTTTATGCTTCTGTGCTTCTTATTGCATTCTTTCCCGCAAGTGGTACGTTTTTCGAAATGACTAGGCTTAACCCTAAAATTAAACCCGCAAATTGGGCAAGTCTTATAGGTTCCCTGTGCTACCAAAACCAGATAACCCCCGTTTCGTGTCATTCGGCAATTCGTCCACCGTTACATAGTTTTGCGAAAAGTAGCTATGCAGAATCACTTGCGCTATGCGGGTGCCGGGCAATACTTCAATTTCTTCGAATCCTGAGTTAACCAAGATAACGCCGATTTCGTTTCTGTAATCCTCGTCAATTACGCCACCAATGGTATGCAATCCGAATTTATTTGCCAGTCCGCTGCGGCTTTCGATTTTGAGATATGTTCCGCGCGGCAATACGACGCTAACACCCGTCTTGAATGTGTAACGCTCTCCCGGCTTCAAGAAAATGGGGTTTGGTTCATTGCTGTACAGATCCCAACCCGCTGCCCCTTCTGAACCTCGTAATGGTTTGTTTGCTCCCGGTGCTAATTTGATTATGATATTCATTGTTTCGCCGCCTTTTCTAATGTTTTTAGTACTTGATCCGTTGGTATGCCATATCTACGGCTGTACCATGTTGCGAATGTGTATTCCTCCATGTCGCTGTATATCGTCCGCATTTCAATGATTGATGCAGCTACGTTGTAATTCGCGCTATACTCCCGCTTGCTGTTGTGGTATCTGTAATCGTTGTCCCTGTTTCTTTTGTACTCCGCCAAGAAAGTCACCTCTTTCTATTGGTACGAATGATACCGATCACGCAAGCAAGTAAAGCGGAACCGAAAATAGTAGTGAATACAAAATACTCTGCGTCGTGCATGTACACATCCCAAAATTCAAGCATTTCAACCCTCCCATTTGAGACCCGGTAAACCATGCCGGACAATTCCCATAGTCATAACGTCTATCTTCTGATGGCATTGGGTGCAGCGTCTAATCATTACCCCGCCTTTGGTGGATAGGTCCAAGTCATTCCCGGCGCAATG